TTGAAAATCATGAAGATGGTCACGATTATTTTATATGTGGAGAAGATTATCAAGGACAAACCATAGTTCAATTAGATACTGGAAAAAGGGTAGATTATATTGGAGAAAAAGCAAACAGAGAAATGGAGTTTTGCTGGCAAAAATATCATCTATCTCCCAATAAAAAGATATTGGCGGTTGAAGGATTTTCAAAAAATAAACCTAAAGATATAATTGAAATGAACAATATAAGATTTTTCAATTTTGAAAACCCAATGGGTTTGCCATTAGAAGAAATAGGCAATAGGATATCATTTCACTATAATGATGCAATCGGATGGGAAGACAACAATCATTTTGTTGTGTCTGTGGTTGAAGATAGAAGAAAAGAAGACCTGAAGAGGGTACGAGACTTACCAAGAAAAGAAAGACTTGAGTGTATAGAAAAAAACAATTTCGGAAGAAGAAATATTGTCTACCGTGTGCCTATTAATGGCGGAGAGGAAGACATAAAAGAAGTATATTCTGAATGGGTTTCTACTTGACTTAAAAAATAATTATGTTATAATATGAATATGAACAATATATCTTATAAAGAATATCTTATAAATGGTCTTGAATCACTCTCTAAAAACTTTACTGTAAAAACATATAAACTTGCCTGTCAAGAAGAATGGAAAGGTTTTGAAAGAGGTAGAGATGTTAGGATTCAAATTCAATGGAAAGGTGAGTGTATTTGGGAATGGATATTAGAAAATAGTTTCTGGGTTCAAAGAAATACAAATAAAGAAGATAGAAATTGGATGCGGTCCCACGCAGACATAAAACTAAATGCTTGTAAAAATGCCACAAAGAAAACAGTCACAAAGAAAACAGTCACAAAGAAAACGACCAATAATAAAATATCACAAACACAAACCAAGTTTGAAAATATGAAGAAAAAATGATACTACTTGACATGAGCCAAATAATATTGGGAAATCTTTTTGGATATACTAGAAATCTATCCGAAGCAGATGAAAACCTAATTCGACACCTCACACTAAATTCTATCAGAATATACAAAAACAAATTTAAAAATTATGGTGATATTGTTCTTGTTTTCGATTCTGTGGACTATTGGCGAAAAGAAGAATTTCCTCAATATAAAGCCATAAGAAAAACAAAACAAGAAAAGGATAAAGAAGGTTGGTCGAATGTATGGAACATCATTCGCACAATAAAACAAGAACTTATTGAAAATTTTCCATATAAAACTATATGCGTGAATAGGGCAGAAGCAGATGATATTATTGCATACCTGACTAAAAAATTTCATCAACAAGAAAAGATTATGATTATATCTTCCGATAAAGATTTTCAACAACTACAAAGATATCCAAATGTATCACAATATAGTCCAAAGAAAAAATCAAAATTGGAATGTTCAAATCCAAAGGAATTTTTAATAGACCATATTATTAGAGGAGATTCTTCTGATGGTATTCCAAACATATTATCGGATGATGATTCATTAATAAATCCAGAAAAAAGACAAAATAGATTAACTAAAAAAAAGATAGAATCTATAGATGAAGACTTGTCTTTTGGAGAAGTACCAAAAGGATTAGAAGAAAATTGGAAAAGAAATCAAACTTTGGTGGATTTTGAAAAAATCCCCGATTGGATAAACGATAAAATAGAAGAATCGTGGAATCAACCAATAAAAGGTAAAAGAAGTAACCTATTTAATTACTTCATTCAACACAAACTCAAACAATTAATGGAAAATATTGGAGAATTTTAAGGTGCCTAATAAAAAGGATAGCACAAAAAAAGAAGATGTTTCAGATTTACAAAAATCTGTAAATAAAAATAAAAAACAAAAACGAAAAAAACGTCACAATGAAAAAAGATTTATTGATGATGTAAAGTCGTTGCAAGATGATGGATATGATGTAGATTATCTCGACAATTTTGAAAAATGGTAATTGACAACGAAAAGCAATAGTGTATAATAAATACAACACGTTATGGAGAATAATATAATGACGACAACAACACAAACTAAACTTTCAAAAAAAACTTTAGAATTATTGAAGAACTACTCCTCAATCAATTCCAATATTCTAGTTAAAAAGGGTAATATTCTTACTACTATTTCGCCAGTAAAAAATGTAATGGCACAATCAGAAATTGAAGAAACTTTTGATATAGAATTTGGAATTTGGGACTTGAATAAATTTCTAGGTGTAGTTTCACTTTTTGAAAATCCTACATTCGATTTTAATGAAAAATATGTTAATATTGAAAATAGCAATGGTTCATCTGTACGATATTATTACTGCGAACCATCGCTTCTTACAGTTCCAAAAAAGGCAATTTCTATGCCAGAAAGTGTAGTAACCTTTACACTTACACAAAATCACTTATCAGAAATTCTTAGAGCATCCTCAATTCTACAAGCATCCGATTTGGCGGTCAGTTCAAATAATAATATCATCGAATTGGTTGTATTGGATAAAGCAGATGTTAGTAGTAATACATATTCCATTAATATTGGTAGTAATGATACAGACGCAGATTTCACATTCTACTTTAAAGTAGAAAATCTAAAAATGATTGATGGTAATTATAAAGTAGAAATTAGTGATAAGAACATCAGTCAATTTACAAATACCAATTCCGATACAACATATTGGATTGCCTTAGAAACGGATTCAACATACAACGGATAAATTATGAACCTATTAGTGACAGGTGGTAGTGGTCTTGTAGGGTCTGCTATAACTGCCGATTTCAAACCAACACACGATGAACTTGATTTGATGGAACTTGATGCAATCATCGATTACATTGAACAAAATGAAATTACACATATCATCCATTGTGCGGCAAGAGTCGGTGGTATCAAAGCAAATTCAGAACATCTTGGTGAATTCTTTTATGAAAACATCATCATCAATTCTAATGTGCTTGAGGCGGCCAGACAATGTGGAGTGGAGAAGGTTGTATCGTTTATGAGTACCTGTGTATTTCCTGACGATGCAACCTATCCTCTCTCACCAGACCAGATTCATAATGGAGAACCACACTCTTCAAATTATGCATATGCGTATGCAAAGAGAATGTTAGAAGTCCAGAGTAGAGCATACAGGGAACAGTACGGATGTAATTTCGTTACGGTAATTCCCTGCAACATTTATGGACCAAATGACAACTTCGATTTGGATAGTAGTCATGTAATACCTGCATTGATTCATAAGTGTTATGTATCAAAAGAGAACGGCACAGACTTTACTGTGTGGGGAACAGGTAAAGCATATCGTGAGTTTATTTATGTTGATGATGTTGCAACTATTGCAAAGTGGGTGTTGCACAACTACAATGAACCAGAACCATTTATAATTTCACCAGATTTAGAAATTAGTATGGCGGTTCTTGCACAGACTATTATGTTCAAGATGAACGGAAACGGAACAATCATTTACGACCACACAAAACCAGATGGACAATTAAAGAAACCATCAGATAATAGTTTGTTAAAACAAAGTTTGCCAGAGTTTGAATTTATACCAATAGAAGAAGGACTAAGCAAGACTATCAATTGGTTCTTGCGGGAATATGGAGTTCATATATTATGAAGAAAGCATTAATTACAGGAATCAATGGACAAGATGGTTCGTACTTGGCGGAATTTTTATTATCAATGGGATATGAGGTTCATGGAATTTTACGAAGAAATTCTGTTGCTGAAAATCAAACAGCCAGATTATGTAGTTGTTATGAAGATTTAAATTTGCATTATGGTGACTTGACAGATTTATCATCCATCATTACTACATTGCAAAAGGTTCAACCAGATGAAGTGTATAATCTTGCGGCACAATCCCATGTTCGCATCAGTTTTGATGTTCCAGTTGAAACTGCATCGGTAACTGGATTGGGTGTTTTGAATGTATTGGAAGCATGCCGATTGGTTTGCCCCAATGCAAGAATATACCAAGCAAGTTCTTCTGAGATGTTCGGAAACTCAATAGATGAAGATGGATTTCAAAGAGAAACAACTTTACTCACACCAGTAAGTCCATACGGATGTGCAAAGGTGTTTGCATATAACATTTGCAGGAATTATAGAAATTCATATGATATGCACATCAGTAATGGTATCCTGTTCAATCATGAATCACCAAGACGAGGTTCTAACTTTGTTACAAGTAAAATTGTAAAGGGTGCTGTTGAAATTAAAGTTGGTAAACAAAAAGAATTGCATATGGGAAATCTTGATGCTCGGAGAGATTGGGGACACGCAAAAGATTACGTTGAAGCAATGTGGATGATGTTGCAGCAAGATACACCAGACGATTATGTGTGTGCAACTGGAATATCTCACAGTGTAAGGAATGTCTGTGAGATTGTATTTGGTAGTCTTGGGATGGACTATAAAGAGTATGTAAAGATAGATGAAAAGTATATGCGGCCAGAGGAACTTCATGACCTTCGTGGTGATTCTACCAAGTTAAGAACAGAATTGGGGTGGAAACCCAAATATACATTTGAATCTATGTTGAAAGAGATGGTGGATGTAAAATTACAGGAATATAATGTTTCAGATACGGAATATGAAAGTGTTCCATATGACTCAGTGAGGTAAAAATGAAAGAGTATTTATGGGTCGAAAAATATCGACCACAGACAATTGAAGACTGTATTCTGCCACAAAATATTAAAGATACTTTTCAACAGATGGTAAATGCAGGTGAATCGCAAAACTTTCTGTTGTCTGGAAGTGCAGGTTGTGGTAAAACCACCATTGCAAAAGCACTTTGCAATGAACTTGATACTGATTATATTATGATTAACTGTTCGGAAGATGGTAACATTGATACACTCCGAACAAAAATTCGTAATTTTGCCAGTTCCGTTTCCATTTCGGGCGGAAAGAAGATTGTGATTCTTGATGAATTTGATTATGCAAATGCACAATCTACACAACCTGCACTTCGTGGATTTATTGAAGAATTCTCTAAGAATTGCCGATTCATTCTGACTTGTAACTTTAAAAATAGAATAATTGAACCGATTCATTCACGATGCACCTGTATAGAATTTAAGATACCAAACAAATCAAAACCTAAACTTGCATCTGAATTTCTTGATAGGTGCAAATCTATATTAGACATCGAAGGTATTGGATATGATGAAAAAGTTCTTGCAGAACTAATACTGAAACACTTTCCAGATTTTCGCCGTATTATAAATGAACTGCAACGATATTCGGTCGCAGGTTCAATCGATGTGGGGATACTCACACAAATCGGTGAAATTAATACGAAAGATTTGATTACTTATATGAAAGAAAAGAACTTCACCGAGGTTCGTAAATGGGTAGTGCAAAACCTAGACAATGATACTACTAGATTATTTAGAAATTTATATGATGGATTTTACGATTGTCTTAAACCACAATCAATTCCTAGTGCCATTTTAATTTTGGCAGAGTACCAATACAAAGATGCGTTTGTTGCTGACAACGAAATCAATACAACTGCGTGTCTTGTTCAACTTATGATGGAGTGTGAATTTAAATGAGTGGATTTAGACCAAGTAGAGGTAAAGTAGCAATACGACATATTACAGAAGATGACAATTCTTCGAGTGGGATTATTTACACACCCCAAGAAAACACACAATACGGTAAAGCCGAAGTTTTGTCAATCGGACACCCAGAAATAAACGATAATGGAAAACCCATCGAAACAGATTTTAATGTGGGTGATTTTATTATTTATAGCAAAAAAGAAGGATGGGGTGAATATTCTGGTATTCGTTTAATACAACCATTACAAGTTGTCGCAATTATAAGTAAGGATACCAAAATAGGATGAGGCCTGGTGACTATTTAAAAGCGATAAATCACGAAAAGAAAAATATCTTTGAAGACGATTTTGAACAAGCAGAAAAGGACTATCACCCATACATTATTAATAGATGTTTATCTTATTTTCCTGATACAATTATGCAAGCAAATGAGATGAATTTTAGGTGGGAAACCAACAAAAAGATGCAATTTGACTTTCTTTTACATTCTACCAGAAAAAGAAAGAGATTTAGCAAATGGTTGAAAGATGAAAAATCAGAGGATTTTGAAATTATAAAAAAATACTTCGATTATTCTAATAAAAAAACAAAAGAGATAATGACACTTTTGTCAGAAGATGACATAAAAAACATAAAGGAAAAAATGGATACTGGCGGCAAAAAATGAAAAAATATAAATACTCTGTGTTAGCATATTATTGTGACACATCTCAATTATGAAATAATATGGAGTATTAAATATGGAAGAACGATATATTGAAATAGATATAAAAGATTTATTAGAAGTTACTCTCAAACAAGAAGATGATTTCCTGAAAATAAAAGAAACCCTTACAAGAATTGGCATTTCATCACGAAAAGAAAAGAAACTATGGCAATCCTGTCATATCTTACATAAAAGAGGTAACTATTACATAGTACACTTCAAAGAACTTTTTGCGTTAGATGAATTACCAACAAATCTATCAGATGAAGATATTGCTAGAAGAAATACCATAGCAAATCTTCTTGAGGAATGGGAATTGTTAGAAATAGTTGACCAAGAGAAGTCAGAAGAATTGACAATTCCTGTGAGTAAAATTAAAATTTTACCCTATAAAGAAAAAGATGAGTGGGAATTGTGTCCTAAATACCATATAGGTAAGAATAGGTAAGAAAAAAATGATGAAGGATTTATATTATGATACCAAAAATTATTCACCAAATATGGATAGGTGACCAGTCAAAACGACCAAACAATCTGATTGAAACCTGGCAGGAAAAGAATCCTGATTGGGAACATATGTTATGGACAGATGAAAATCTTCCAGAGTTATACAACGAACCTCAATTTAATGCAATGAAAGAATTCGCCGGTAAAGCAGACATACTTCGGTATGAATTACTTTACAATCACGGTGGGTTTTTTGTTGATGCAGATTCAGAATGTGTAAAACCTCTCGATGATTTTTTCTTAGACAATGATTCATTTTGTTGTTGGGAGAATGAATATATCAGAACAGGTTTGATGTCCAATGGATATTTGGGTGCAACCAAAAACAATCAACTAATGCAAAAATTGATTAGTAGAGTTGGACTTATTCCGTTTGAAGTGTTAGATTCCGCACCAAATCTTACTGCATGGAAGATTACAGGACCAGCATTTTTAACAGACACCGTACAAAAATCTGCATATAACAAAATAAGAATTTACCCAAGTCATTATTTTATTCCTAGACATTATAGTGGATTGGAGTATAATGGTAACGAAAAGGTTTATGCTAAACAGTATTGGGGAAGCACATCAACTTCAGAAGGAAAAACGGGAATGGTTTATGGGACTTGATATTCGCAATGTTAAATCATATGTATTGTCGTTAAAGACAAACAATGAAGAACGAAAAAATTCAATAACAAACAAAATGAATAATATCAATATATCAAATTGGGAATTTTTTGATTCTGTTGATGTTCGTGGTAAAGCACCTTATTGGATAGGATGTGGACTGTCACATAGAGAATGTTTGGTGAATGCAGAATATCCCTGCATAATTTATGAGGATGATATATCAAATACTGATTGGTATAGACCTATAATAGAAGACCCAAAAAACAAAATACTATACCTCGGATTATCAAAATGGGGAACAAAATCGGGCAATTCAGAATTGAACGGGGGTATATTTACAAAATATTCTGATGAATTATCTACAGTGAAATACATGGTTTCTGCTCACGCAATTTATTATCCCACAAAAGAAATAGCAATGAAATTTTCAAATGGAATTGTTAAATGTTTATTTGAAACAAATAGACCGTTTGATGAACATTACGCCAAGATGCAAACCAAAGAAGAAACATTGTGTCTAAATCAACCCCTGTTTTATCAAGATGACCCAAAGACGATAGAATATACAAACACCGAAATAAAAAATGATATCCTTTGTTAATTGTGGATATTTTGGTAGACTTGGAAATCAAATGTTCCAATACGCCTCTCTTGTTGGGTTTGCCACACATTCAAATCAAAAATGGGCTATACCAAAGGAAAATAGTATAGTAGAGAAAGAATTAAATTTGGGACACAAAGAAAGATTTGTATTAGGTGATGCATTTACCGTTACATATAACGACAATCCAAACCCAACACAACAGTTTCAAGAAAATGGGGAATTGGTAAACCTTCCACCAAACACAGATATAAATGGATATTTTCAATCCGAAAAGTATTTCTCTCATTGCAAAGAACAAGTAAAAGAGCAATTTAAATTCAAAACTAAAATACTACAATCGTCAAAAAACAAACTACAAGAAATGAATGCAACAGATTGTGTTTCTGTTCATGTCCGCCGTGGAGATTATGTTAATCTGCCAGAATATCATCCACCAATTAATCAAGAATATTATAAAGAATCAATGAGTTATTTTCCAGATAGGAAATTTTTATTTATTTCGGACGATATAGAGTGGTGTAAAAAAGAATTTGGAACGAAACATAAATACTCGGATGGTAAAAATATGTTTGAAGATATGTGTATGATGTCTTTGTGTGATGGTCATATAATTGCTAATAGCAGTTTTAGTTGGTGGGGTGCTTGGTTAGGAAAAGGCAAAACTGTTGCACCAAAGAAATGGTTTGGAGAAGCAATAAATAATAAGAATGATGGAAGTATTTATTTAAAGGATTGGATTATATTATGAACAAAGTAACCTCTATGAGTCATCAAACAATATATCCTAAATTGTGTGAGGATGCCGCAGAAAATGAAAATATATTTTCACATTTTAAAACATTTGCGAATTATCAACAAATATTAGAACATGTAAATAAAGAACAAGGACAGATGTATTATGATTTTGTGATGAATAATTATGAAAACAATATCGAAAATCTAAAATTATGTTCAATTAATGACGAACAGGGAAGTCCAACAAAAGAAAAGTATTCTTTCGGAGAATATAGTCCTACCACGTTAAGATACTTCAAAG